TGTAAGAACATTACAATATCATTGTTTTGTAGTGCTTGTGGAACGATCCTTTTCCAAAAATTGTAATTTTGTGACTGTGAAGGGTCTTTTGGATCAGTGTGTTTGGCAATACATTCATAGTAAGTGACGTTGCTGTTTACTGACAAATAAACTAAGTCGCCTGGTTCGTAACCACTACCGGAACTCCATTGAGTAGTAATACCAGAAATAGTCCAATCCCAATCTGTTTGTCCAACAATAGCTGTGGCTGGATCAATATTATCTTCCACTAAGTGATCGACATATGAGATATGATTTTTACCAAAGTTATATTTTTCTATTCCTGCTTTGTATTCAATGATAGGACGCACAGCTCTGAATGTGTCAACAATATAATCACTAGCTGTTATTCCTTGGAATGTACACATAGCCTGCGCACTATCTTCATGTATCCATAAATTGCTTCTAGCCCATGCGCTACGATCCGGACTCCATCTCTCTTCAACAACATAGTCACGTTTTGAGTTTTTAAATTGGTCAACTCCTTGTGGGTCGAAATTAAATGCAGAAGCATTGTCTACAAACGTTACATTTGCTTCAGAATCATATATTGATGTTTGTAAGAATTGTTTTGAGTAATGCGAAAGCAAATTAGTTGTTTCATAATGTTTTGTTAATTTAATACCGGTGCCAACACCATCAACAATATATATTGTATCGGCTTCGTAGTTAGAACTTGTGCTTCCTGCGTATGTTCCTTCAACTGCTATTTGATCATTTATACTTGGCGCAGTTACAAAAGTAATAACACCTGTGCTAGAATTATAAGAATAATCAGTAGTAAGTGTCTGACGTTGATTATTCTTAAAGACATTAATCGAACCTGTTGCTCCTGTTACTATTGATGTTGCTATAGTAAATATTTTATTCCCAGATACAGTCTGTGTAAATTTATCATAATTTGCTGGAGAAAATCTAATCCTCATACCATTTTGTAATGTTAAGCTATTTCCTGTAACTAATGTAGGTGTGGTGTACGAAACTTGCCCGATGATACTGTCGATATTAATTGGCGCCGATGATTTTGGAATAATAACACACGGAGGAAGAATATCAGTTAGCCAAAAATATTTGTGATAGTTTATAAACATATCATAGTTGATTGGCAAGTCTAATGTGTAAGCAGTTTCATTTAGTATCTTATTGTGATTGTTGACATCAACTTCATTAAATTTCATTGCATTAATAAGATCATCATAAGGCATTGCACCTTGTATGTTTTGATCTGAATCTTTGTTTACAAGTCCAGGTGTAAACTGATATGTGTCATTGCTTCTATCATCAATGATGTAGTTGTCAGCTACAGTATTTTTAAGATACTGTTGCCCTATATAATTCCTAATAGGCTGTAAGCTACCACTACTAAGCAATTGCTCCATAGTAGTATCTAAAAACTGTCTGTTGACCTGTGTTTGAAATATCTCTGGTAAAAAGTTTGAGATATTGCGTGTACCAAAGTGTTCGTTAGACTCACCTGGTCTTGTGATCATCGGCGCCTTTATAGGTCGTGGACTGCGTTCGCTCATTAGTAGGATACTCCAGTGCTTTCAGCTATTGTTGTGCTGTTGGAAACAATACTGTTAGATACAATAATGTTTGATGCTTCAACTACAGGAAGAAATAGTTCGTCTCCTGCACTAGTTATTTCAAATAGTTCTTTGGTATCTGTGCTATTACCAACTGGTTGAATTGTAACTTGACTTATTTCACCAATCATGTTATTGTGAATGTATGCTGCCATTTCAGTAAAGTAAAAGTCTTCACCGAAGTCCCAGTTTTCAACTGCAAAGTAATCATTGATAAGTCTTATCACTTGCTGTTTTACTTCAGTGTCACTGAGTGTACTGTTTGCAGTTTTAGTTACGTTAAATCTAGCCTGTAGTTCATTACTAGCTAAATCACCAAATAGTATTTTATACTTAACTGGTCTGTAAATAACTTGATCACTAATACTCTTTTTAGTTTCTAATACTTCAAACATATTTGTAAGTTCACTGATAGTTGGCGGATTAGGTTTAGTTTCTGTTCTGCCATCATATTTTGCCCAAGTTCTAAACTGTCTATCGTAGCTATTCATTAATACATAAGTATCCACAATGTTTGTAATAGCAGGATCAATTACATTATTGATATCACTGATTCTATCATATTGTGTATGTAAGTTGGCTTTGCCATTTACAATTGTAGTACCATTAGCATCATAACATACATAGTCAAAACCGTCTACAGTTTTTGTTCCTAATTTAATAGTTTGTCCAGCTAGTACATTATTAAATGCTTCTGGATTAGTAGGATAGTCTCCATTATTAGGATCAGCAAGTGTAACTCTCACATTATGAGGATCTGTATAGCCATCTTGATATACAAAATATCCAAACAAATTGAACTTGTAGTCTTTGCCTAATGCAGTCGAATCTAGTTCACTGACAGGATTTATTCTCAACACTTTCAAACAATCTCTGAGAGGTTTTTGTGTTTCACTGCTGAATGTACTGTTGAAGTTTAAGTTGCTAAATTTAAGTTTAGCACTACTACCAAATACCATTTGTGTTTTGCGAGTAAGTATTTCCCATTGTGTACTGCTATAGTTGAAGCGTATAAGCCAACTGTTGTCTATACCAGTACCGCCTGTATTACCTTCGTACTGTCTACTCCAACTACTCACTGCATTAAGTGTGGTTGTGTTAGCAGGAATGTCTCCACTTTCAATGATGTGCCACTGTTGTGTATCACTATTGTATCTCAGTGCAAAACTTACTTTTGAATCTATCTTGTTTACAACTTGTGTTTTAATTGTGTCTGTAAAGTCTTTAGCAAACACAGGAACAATACGTCTAACTCTTGCACCATCTTCTATTACACCACTCAGTACTACAGCACCTTTACCTGTGTTGTCATTTCCTGTTGGAATACCGTCTGCTGTATCATCACCTAAGCCGTCTTTGTAAAGTCTATCAACTTTGACCCATTGTGTGTTACTGTCAGCTAGTATTACTCTAGCAGTAGCATTGCTACCGCCGCCGCCTGTGATTGTAACTGTAGTGCCGTTTTCATATCCGCTTCCTGCATTGGTAATTGCAATAGCTGTAACTGCGCCACTTGTAACTGTGGCTGTAGCTGTTGCGCCTGATCCAACACCGTTAACTGTAACTGTTGGAATACCTGTGTATCCTGTGCCGCCGTTTACCACTGTGATAGTTTTTACATACCCCATCTGATAAGGCGCACTAATAAATTCTACTAAACTGTTTAAACTTGCTTTTTTCAAAATGTTGGTTTGCACAAGTCCTGTACGCTGTACAATACTGTCTTTGGTAAAATATCCACTGCTACTTCCGCTTGCTTTTGTAACTTGGTTCCAGCGGAATACTCCTGTGATGTCTGTTTCTGTTGCATTTCTAAACACAATACCACTTGTTGTATTGTTGAAATCTGAATTGCTATTGAACGTTGTGCTTGTATAACCTTGTCTTGTGTAGTAAAAGTTTTTAACTTCTGCATTGCCCAACATAGGTCTAATATACTTTTTATAAATCTGTTCACCATTTAATGAGTTGGGTAAACTAACAAGACTTCTATTGGTCACATTATTTTCATACACATATCCGTCGTCTGTATATTGTGTTGCATCATTATAAGTTGCTGTAGGATCATACAAATCACGGAATCTACTATGCCCACTGTGTACACGGTTAATACTTTTAATCTTGCGAATATTTTCACTTACTGTTACAGGAAAAATACTGTAATCAGCAGCAGTAACCATTCTATCTTGTGAGGCAAAAAATCTAGGAGCATTAGCTTTAATACTAGCAACACTTTCTCTATTACTAGCGTTGGTTACATTACTCTTTAAACTTAATGTAAACAGTGCATTGTATATATTGCCATCGCTTCCTACATAATCCATGTTCATACTTGTGCTATTAAATGAATCAGGGTTAAGTGTATAAGAAAGGTTTAATCCAGTTCTATACCAAACTCTAATATTACCACGTGGAATATTACCAAATGCGCCATCGCCAAAAACGATACTTACTTGGTCATTTTCTCTACTTGTAACACTGTAAATATCTCTGATAGCATTACTTGTACTATTAAATATAGCACTGTTTCCAAATAGTTTATCAACTTTCGTCCAAGTTTTTTGTACTTGTCCAATTTCATCTATAGTTTGTACCCATACATTTCCGTTAGCAATATTATCAACATTAATATCTAATACCATGTTAGGCAATCCATTTGTAATATTAAAGTCTTTATATTCCATTGCACCTTGTTTAAATCCTACAAAGAATCCAGTATTTGCACTACTGTTTCCGCTGTTATCATTTTTGTATAAAAGATCGACTACGCTGTATGGATCAGGCGATTTTTCAATTACTGTGTTTTGTGAAGTAGTTTTGCTACTATAAAAACTAAATGTAGCACTCTTGTTATTGATTCTATTTTGAAAATTACGAGTTGCTAAATTGTTTGTACTGTTAGTCCGATAAATCTCATTAGTAACACTGTTGGCTGTAACTTTACTATAAGGTGATCCAAACTGACTACTGCTTTGAAACATGCTGTTCATAATAGTTAAAAAGTTTCTATAACTGTTAGGATCAGTTGTGTCATCAAACTGTACTGATATGTTTGCTAAACTATTACCATTTGCATCAAACACAGACTCGTTTGTTCTAACACTGTCTATCTTTAAAAATCCGTTGGCAACAACATTTCTAGTAGGTGTATATCCTAAGAAGTCAGCAATACGTAAGGCGCTTTCTCTGCGTTCTGCTGTGCTTAGATAATTTTCTCTGCTGGCTAAGTCTGCTCTGTATGCTAAGTTATGACCTAAGAAAGCCATAAGTTCTAACAAACTTACAAATTCACTTGAGTTGATCCAGTCATTAAAGTTTTCTGGATAGTTATTATTAATATAATCAACCATAGCGTTACGAATAGTTTCAAAGTCATAAGCCTGAAAATTAGCTTCACTAAAACTTTCGTACACTACGCTGAAATCTTCAGCAGCAAATAAACTGCTCTGTCTTGCGCCTTGTGCCATTATTCTTCACCTACATATGTTAACAACAGTTCTTCTGCTGTTCCTGTATCGACATATTCTAATCTTACTCGCACTTCTAGTGTATGCTCGTTGGGTTTGTTCAACAGTGTTTCTAAAACATTCCACCTAGGATCGTTAGTTACTATTGTGCTTACATCGTCTAGTGCTTCTGCTTCTGTTGTATAATCCAATGGTTCAAAAACCAACTCTGGTAGTATGCTACCAAATGTTGGATTCATTACACGCTCGCCTCTGCGGGTGTAAAAATGATTCATCAAGTCACGTTTTGCAATATCAACATCTTCTAATGTTTTACTGCCTGTGACTGTGTCTATTGTGCTATATCCGATATATGTTGCCATACTAATATTTATGGCAAAATTAACTACTACTTTTTATATTTTGATCTGAGTACGTATAATATCGCCATTTGTTATGCTTTTTGTAATAGTAACAACTAAATCACTCACTGTGAAGTCAAATAGATGATCTAATATCTCTCCGTTGAGTCTTACTTCTAGTTTTTCAATTGGATCCATACTAAAACTAGTATCCATAGTAAATGTATTAGATCCGCTGTATGTGAATGTTTGATTTACTAGTGTTTGATTGTAGCGTTTAGCAATGTCTCGTTTTATACTTTCAGGAGTAAATGGTAAAAACTTCAGTGTTTCTGCATAGTATGCAAATCTTGCACGTTTGAGTTGTGCATCAGTCAACAAGTTCTTTTCATTCTGATCTCTCATATAATATATGCCGTTGGTGCGCATCCATGATCTGTTTTTATTGGTTCCGTAGTCTGCAAGTCTCAGTACACTAGCACACCGCATACACTTTTCTTTATTCATAACACTTCTAGACATCATATTTGCTATTGTGTCTATGTCTTTTGTTAAGATTGCGTTGGTCATATTGTACTGACCTTCTGTGGCATTACTGTAAAATAAATTACCTGTTGTCCAATTAAACAATATAAGTGCATCAAACATTGTTTGGCTCATTTGTACAATATTTTTAGACAGTAATTGTTTTTTTGCAATTTTTTGATATCTATTAAATTCACTGTCCCAAAGATCATATGCTTGTTGTTCAGTTACACCAACACTAGTCGAACTTTCTCCGTAACCTGTGCCTACATAACCATGGTATCTACTAAAATTAAGTGCAGTAAGTTTACAATCGTCGCTTGCGGTTAAATCTGACAGTAGCAACTGAGTATTGTACAATGATGTATTTTGCACAATAAAGTCTTCCCATACAGTTTGAAACTTTTTATTAACTTGTTCAAGTGTCATTAAAAAGGTCTCCCTTTTCTAGGATTAACATTAAGTTCTGCAGGTGTGGCGCTTTTAACAGATATATATCCTGATTTGTTTTGTCGCATACCAAGTCTTTGTTCTTCTTCGGTTGCAGGTCTACCAACTAACCCTGAGATATTATTATCTGAGATCATACCAACATTGTCATCATCTGAATCAGGACTAGTGCCCGGTGACGAATAGGTTTGATATGTTGCATTACTATCAAACCCATCGTCTGACAATCCAGACCCAGATCTACGTCCGACTCGATTGTCAGAATCAGTATTAGTATTACTAATATTACTGAGATCTATATCAACACCTTTAAGGTCTAGATTAGTACTTGCACAACTTGCAACAGGAGTTTGTGGTTCTGCATGTCCGCCCCAAGGCTCAGCTTCTGGAACTCTACTTGTAATACTTTGTTTCACTGTTTTGTTAACTGTAATATTGTTGTTAGTGGTCTTTGTTGCTGATGTCGCCGCAGGACCATTCAAATCTATCAATGGAGCAGTTGTTCTACTTGTGCCTTTAGCAACCAAATGATGATTTAAGTCTGTGGTGAATTTAATATCTTTAGCACTGTGT